GTAATTTACAAAAAAATAGTAATAATACTGAGAAGGCAAAACCTTTACACCTTCATAAATATTTGTTAACTGCAAACTTCTAGCCGCTTTTTCAGCATTGCTAATCCTTAATTTTTCCCCACCTGAAGAACCATAAATTAACCTTTTGAAATCCAAAGTATTTATAAAATCAGTATCTAAATTGTTAATCGTTAATCCTATGAATTTAAAAATCTTTGTCAAACATTCCCTTGCATAAACATAAGGAATCAAATCAGTAACCTTGTAAACATTCGTGTTTAATGGCGTTGGATAACCATAGTTAATAAGTGGATAAATATACCCTTTTGCCTTTGGACTTTTACCATTAAAGCCATCAAAATTTCTAACTGAAGTGCCATTTATTTTAATTGTACTATCCCAGCTCTTTGTAATATTATCAGCATTCAAATTATGGTTATACTCTCCCCACCCTAGCTCGCTTAATTTCTTGTTTTTTAATTCAGCAAAATAATCTACGATATTGGAATAAAGAATACAACTGAATGAATAATCCCCATTTACTTTTTTTACGTTCGTCAATTGTAGTTGACCCGAAAATATTAACAAGTCATCTTTGAAATAGTTGCAAGGTGCTTTTAATGAAGGATTGAATATCGTAAACTCGTTGCCAGTTCCATCAGTAGCCAATCCAAAAGCCGAAGTGAAAAACCTTAAGTTATTTGAAGTTCCAGGAATTTCAATCGACTTACTGAATGACCTAGTTCTGCTTTGAGGTTGTTTCACATCCGCAACCGAGAAAGTAATTGGAACCGCCACATCGTTTGACAAGTCAATTAAATAATTATTTACAAGTAACTTTGAACTCATAAGGTAACACTTTTAGATTGATGAGGTAAAGTTACATCTAAGATTTCGTTAAACAATTCATCATTATACAAGTCCTGTTTAAGTTGGTACGTGCTATTATTGATATTAATATTTTTGTAAATATACAACCCCTCCATCATGTACACTAATGGACTTTCATAAATTTGCACCAAGTAATTTTGTTCATAAGCCTTAAGCCATCCACTTACTATCTGTATCTTTTTAATAATGTTTTTTTGATACGATTGAACGCCTGTATTTTGAGTGGAATAATTGTAAGTATTTGTGTCAGCATTCCAGGCTCCTAAATAAGATTGAAAAGTTTTATCCTGAATCGTTGCTGAATAAATATTGTTATGTGTAAATATAAAATTATCATAAGCACCAAACCGATTAAGCCATTGAACCGATGTTTGTGTTTTGTCGCAGTCTGTTAATTGTAAAGTTAATGTTTTTACTTCGGTGCAAGTGTCGTCTGTTGAATCGTTACGAACATACACATTTAAGCTCCGCATATTGACCGCTACATTTGTAGGAGAAAACCCCAATGCAATTAAACTAGTCGCGCTTATTTTTACAGTAAGCATACCAACAGGAATGAAACCACTTGACCTAGTATCAATTATTGCACCTGCTGAATTTTTCATCTGAATATCAATGACCTTAGTTGCTCCTGAAGGATTGATAAAATTTAAATACACCTCACTTGAAGCATTGAAAGTAATATTGTTATTATCAGTCATAAATAAACCCTTGCTTGCTGCTGAAATAGCTGAATATTTAACACTATCATAAGCATTAAAATCGTAGGCACTTAAGCATGACTTGAATATTACCTTTGTAGCTCCCGTTGTGGCTGCTGAAAGTATCAATGTAGTTGAATCGTAATACTTTGCTTTTACTGTTATGTAAACATTTGCAGTGTTACCGCTTAAAGCAACGAAACTACTTTGATTAATTTTACTTTTATTCACGTATGATTTAACATAGTCGCTTATATCAATGTGACCATAAGAATTCGTTGACGCATTGAAATCGTTAAAGACCTCTACATTTGCTATGCTTGCATTGTTTACAAATATTTCAACTAAAAAGCTTAACTTACTTTGATTTGCTACGTTATTCCATATCCAAGCATAAAGCAACTGGTTGTCGGAAGGTGTGTAAGCTTGCGGTGTTTGTGTTATTGTTAAAGCCATTTTAATTAGGTTTTTTAATAGCTGTTTTTATTGATTTGCCTAAAACAAAACTTATTTCTTTGCTCATTTGTTTGATTCTTTTATCAGTTACTACATTGTCATAGAAAGGTCTCGGTGCTTGTCCGTAGTTTCTAATCTTATTAATTATTAAATATATATATTCATCACGTTCCAACTCTTCAGGAACAGTCACACCTTTTTCCCCAATCCACGTATCAATGGCTTGTTTAAAGCTTACACCTGTATCCAATCCCTTGCCATGTGTTGGCGCTCCCCTATCTAATAATATACCATTTACACCGTAGTTGATATACTTCCAATAGTGATTGGCTTCGGCTTCAATAGTTAGCAAGCCATTTGCATTTGTTGGCTCTTCCTTTACTTGCAACGATTGAGCTAATTGCACACTTGCATTGATTTTAAGCCTAACCATTTCTTTTCGCATGTCAATAATTAGATTATCGACTAAGTCACTAACCAATAATTCAAGAGCTGAACCATCCTTGTTTTTAAGGACGTCATCTGCATTTCTAAAATTATCTAAGTCTAAGCTACCCACGTTTTATATTCCTTATTTGTTCTTTGGCTTTAAAGTTAAGAAAATTTACGTAATGATTAAATGTAAAGATATTTAATTTAGTCACATCGTCCCAACTCATTCTGTATTCTTTTGAAATCATATCAATTAATTGCTCCCAAAGCCAAAGGTTTGTATTTTCCTTAGCTCCCTCTTTTGGAGGGCCGTATGCCTTTTCATTTGTTTCATTGATTCGAGAAAAAAAAAAGTAAGTACATTCAAGTAAGTAGGCAAGTCCATGTGAGTATTAAATATTTCAGCACGCTCAAACCTTGGATACTTGATATTTGAATACTCGTCTGTTTCTCCATAATGCTTGCATTGAACAGGCAAGTAACATGAAGCGGCTAGTAATGCAGGATTCTTTTCAAAGTCACTTTTAGAAATATCAATATGCCAACCTATCCCAACTTTCATAGGGTCAACAAGCTTATAATCCAAGCCCTCTATTGTTATGATTTTCTTTGGATCGGTTATTTTAAAGCCGTCAAATAAATCAATACAATAATAAAATATATTTGTTAAATCTTTGAAGTCTACTTGGTAAAGTTTATCCAATGGCTCTCCCGTTATGCCAGCAACAAAGTTAACGATAGTATCCAAGTCCAAATCTTCAGCTCTATACTTTTCATCATTCAATATATCAATGTGTCTAATCCTTAAGTCATTGATGGTCTTCGGTACTTTTATCTTCATATTGTATTTATAAAATATTTGCCACTATTCGGGTTATCTAAATGACTTATAACGTTATAACGAATACTGTCAATAATGTGATTATAGTTATCTACGTAAAGGTTACTTTTTTTATCTGAATAAACATAGTTATTAAATTCCTTTGCAATATTACTACTATTTTCTTCAACTATTATTTCAAAGTCCTGCATTCGTATTATGCCACTTTCAATTGTTCCCTTTTTTACCTTCTTAATATTTACACCGCTGAACTTTAAATCTTCAATCAATCTAGGTTCGGCACTATCTGCAATTATCAACTTGCCTTGAGTCCTATCTTTTAACATTTCTGCTAATATATGAGTTTTAATCCCCCGTTGGTAAATATGTTCTTTTACATAAATAATTTTTTTTACTTTATCAATAGCGACTTCAGCCAAGGCATCCGGATCGATTGAAAATCCAAAGTCTAATCCAAAAGAGGTCTGTAAATTATCTGGATTAAAAGCCCCAAACCTCCAATTAGTAAACACAACACCTTCAGCTTTATTAAGCCAGCTCCCAAGTATAACATGATTATATTTTTCAGGATTGTTTTTTTTAACCTGTTCAATATCGTATAAAAATGATTCGTCTAAGTTATCAATATTATCTAAGTAACTTGTATTAATATACGTTACATTTTTTTTAATGCCATTATAGTTTTCAGGAACGCCTTCTTGT